GGAGATGCGATCCACCCCTCCGGTATCACGATCTTGTTGTCAGACAGCACCCAGCCGTCTGAGGTGAACACGAACACGCGACCCCGAACATCAGGGCCGAGCTTGATGAGATCAGTCGGAACCTTCGCCCCGTCCACTGTTGTCCATGTGATCGGTGGAATCATCACCACTCGTGGATTGCTTCCGCATGAGATCAGTGATGCGGTCAGCCCAAGAGCGGCGCAGATCACGAGGTGCTTGCACAGAATCTTCAGCACGAGTCTCTTCCTTCTTGAACAGGAGCGGCAGCAACGCCTCGAACAACGGCTTCAATATTGACGCGAGCCAACTCACGATAGCTTCACCAAGATGCCAACAGCCGCAGCGGTCGCAACTCCGAGCAGCCACTTGAGGACTCGCGCCTGATGACGCAGATCGTTGACTGTCTTGGCAATCTCCTCCAGGTGTCTCACGCGCTCACCGATCTGGGTCTGTCGTTCATCGAACCGAATCAAACGAGCTTCCTGCATCTGAACGAAGTTGGACAAGTCGTGTGATCGTTTACGAAGTGCCTGTACCCAGTCATCACTTGTCATTCGATGAGACCGGACGAGCGCAACTGATCTTCGGTGAGGTCCGCCGTCGTCCACGACAGGGTGGCTTGTTCAATCTGGTACACCTTCTCTTCGACATCGCTGCACCGCTCGACACACTCTGCGATTGTGTGGATTGGCGTCTCCTTCCGAGGAGTGCGGCCAAGCAGCAACATCACGCGACGCATCAACCTGACTTTCAACGTGGACATCACTCGTCTCCCAGGTTCACGAGGCTATCTGATTGAACACCCAAGACGCAGCAGCACTTGCACAAGCGGCGGCGAGCCCAGCGTACGCAAGCACCTTTGTTCTGAAGTCGCGTAGGTCGTCCAACGCAGCAGCGATCTCTTTCAGGTCAACTCGTACGTCGCGTAGTTGATCCTTCAGGAACTCGATCTGTGCGCGTGTCGCTCCTCTGAACTCGCCATCTCCATTCGTAGCTGGCATTGGGGCTGTTCCTATGTGTCGATGGTGTACTCGACGATGGCAGCGAGTTGAGTGATCGAACCACCAGGGGTTCCTGTCTTCACGATCTGAAGCTCCAGCACGTCGTTCGCTGTCAACGATCCGCTGCTGATCGTGCCGAGACTGTAAGGCGTGTTCGCCACCAACTCACCATCGCTGTCTGTGTTGGCAGTCGCAAGCGTGGCGGGCGATGTGAGGTCTTGAGCGGTGAACGTCCACTTATCAGACCCGCCTGATCCTGAAGTTGCTGTTGCCGACACGACAGACACTCGTGTGATGGTGATTGCTTCAGCGGCCACGATCAGGAAGTTCTCTTGCGATGCGCTGACCGTTCCGATCTGGGAGATACAGTGCCGCGTCCGAGCGTTGACTTGTTCCCAGCGAACGGAGTCACCTGCAACGGAACCCGCAGCGAGTCCGGTGAGCTTGTTGGTCCCCATCGCAAGGTTGCCTGTCATGGCAACCGCGCCGTCTCTGGAGACGAGACCACCGTGCGCTACGGAGATGTCGTCGAACAACAAGATCCACCCACTGCCGTTGTAGACGGACACCTGATTAGTGGGGGAGGTGTCGTAGAACAACTGACCCTGTACAGGACTGCCCGGTGCAGTCCCTCCACTGAAGCTGGATCGCAACGCGTCCGTCGTGTTGTTGAGTGTAGTTCGTGACGCGGTGAGCGTGTCAGTGCCCGCGAGGTTAGCGTACGTCTGTGCCATGGGTGTCTCCTCTACTCCTCTTCTGCAACTATCTCTTCAACCTTGGAACCAACGGGCCAGTCCCTGTCGGCTACAACCTCAAGCACAGCGTGCAACTCACGAATTGCTTCTTCAAGTCGGTCAAGTCGTTGTTCAGTTGTCAGAGCCATCAGATGAACACCCCGTAGACCATGACAGTGTGCTTGTCGCTGGCGGACGATCCGCCGCCCGTGTGGTCGTGTTGTATGTACGTCATACCTACTGGGTCGTCGTCGCCGACGATCGTCGCAAGCGGACTTGCAAGCGTGCCCTGCGCTTCGACGTTGATGTAGACGTTCGTCGAGTTCGTGAACCCTGAAGCGAGGACATGATCGTTCACGCCTGTGTGCGCTTGGTCCGCCCACGTCCTGATGCCCACCGTCCACGTTGTCTTCCCTGCCGTGCTTCCTGCCTTGCAACGACCGTACGCTGCCAAGACCTTCAACGTCTGCCCAGCAGGGATGACGAAGTTGGCGTCGTTGTCGGTAGTGTTCAGGTACATGCGGATCATCTGTCCGTTGCTGAACGAACCGCTGCGGTATGCCGAGTGCGTGAACTGCCGCAGACCAGCAACCTCGTCGATGGCGTCACTGACAAGCGCCGCCGAGAGACCGGACGTTGCGTTGTCGTATGCGATCAGGTCCGCGCCCTTGCCTGTTGCGGCAGTCGTGAACTGTGACAGACGAGGAACCTCGTTCGATGTCGAAGCATCGGCGGCAGTCTTGAACGTACCAGTGGCCTCGTCGTAGATGAGCGCGGACCCGGTGTTCTTCCAGTACGGGTCTGTCGTGTTGCGGTACAGGATCGAACCTGCTGTCAACGATGTGTCGTCTGATGTTGATCCATCAGCAACGAGGACATCTGTGGATGCAGGCGTCGTCACGAATCCGCTTGCAGTGACCGACCCACTGATGGAGATGGTGTTCGGAACGTCGTTGGATCGACCAACGCCTGTGACCTTGACCGATGCGTTCGATGCGTGCGCCTGCATCAAGATGCCGACGTTCTGGATCAGATGAGACGCGCTCGTGGGCTTCGTGTCTGTCAACCCGCCCGGAGTTGTTGGTGAGACGTAGAGGACATCACCCGCTGTGAAGTTTGCCGCTACACCAATCGCCTTGCCGAATGAAACGGCCAAACCCTCCGCGCCTGCTGCAAGGTCTTGAAACAGCAGACCAAAACAAGGCATCTTGGCCGCATCACTTGCGTCGGCCAGTTCAACATCAACCACGTTCGCGTTGTGCGGCCCGGACACATAAACAGCCTGCCCCTTCGTGAACGCCCCAGCGGTGTCGTTCTTGACCCGGATGAACATCCGGTCGTGGTACTCGTTAACCCACTGACCGGAAGCTGAATCGTAGACCAAGATATCTTGATCGTTCGCACCAGTGATGGTCACGCCCGCGATGTCATCCAACGAAACGTCCCACGCTGTCAACGCAGTTCGCATCTGGTCTGCTTGGGGATTGTAGATCGTGGCCGGGCGGTTCAACGTGAGGCGAAGTCGAACGCGGTCAAGTGTGCGCTCCCCTGGTGAGTAAGGCTCGTACGCGCTCCACGACAACCCGTCGTTCGACGAGGTGGACATCTCTAACGTCGGCGCGAGACTGTTGATGACATCAGTCGGACCATCCCACTGGATGAGCGTTGCAAGCGCATCGTCCCAGGTGAAGCCGCCCTGGTCCCATGTCTGCACCTCTTCTGCTTCATATCCGTCGTAGTACGTCGTGTCCCATGTCTTCGATCCGTACCTGTCAGATAACCAAGTGAACCCTGCGTCCTGCCACTGCATGTCTGCTTGTTGCACCAAGCAGTTCACCAAGCCGAGGATGCCGTACCGTTGCGATGCGTCTGATCCGTTGGTCAGTTCTTCGACGTAGGTGCCCGTCAGGTTCGACCCAGACAGTTCGAGGTTGCCCGACGCTACTTGCGTGTTCGACTTCGTACCAGACCACGCAGTGTCTGAGTTGACTGAATACTTCACACCGTTCGGGAGAACGATTGACGGGTCAGGAACTGTGTACGACACCAAGGAGGCTGACTCGTACCCTGAACGGCTGACGGACTTGACCATCAAGACGTACGCCACCGCGTCATCGGTGAATACCTTGATGTGATGTTCGCCAGCACCAGCCTGCGTGATCTCCCTACCGGATGTCCAATCGCTTCCCGTCTTGATGCTGTAGTGGGAGAAGTCGGGGTCAGGGCTCTCTGGGAGAGAGATCACAATCTGCTGACCCAACTGCCGGAACAACACATCGTCTGATGACGGGCTCGTTGGCAGCACGCGGCGTCCTTGGATGAACACCGAAGCGAACGTACCAGCGTCTGCTGAGCCGCGCACGCCGTTTGACGACACAGGCACCGCGCTGATGACCACGGTTGTCTTGCGTATCGGTGCAGGGAAGCGGAACGTGCTTCCGTTCGTGCGTCCCGCGTACTGCCAAGTCGCCTCTGCCTTGTCGAGATTGACCGCGCTCTTGGAGTCCCTCCAGAAGAAGTCGATGGGACCAGTCGTGATGTCGCGTTCTACTGATGCAGCGACGATGGATGTTGATGATCCGTCTGTCTGTACGCTGACCTCTTCCCATGCGGCGAGGTTCTGAAGTCGAGCGGGTATCTTGTCCGGGTTCGGGAACTCGTCTGTGCTTGGGCTGATAGGTCCGGGGTCGTCGTCGTACACCGCTGCGTTGTACTCGACAGCCTCGAACGTACGCATCAACGACTCGTCCGTCTGGATCTTGGAGATGATGAACGGCTTGGTGTACGTCGTCACCGACCCCATCGAGTATGGGTCGCCTGCTTGTGGCTTGTCGTTGGCGTCCCACGATCCTCCGCTCAGTGTGATCTCAGTGCCAGCGGCAACGGTTCCTGTTGTCACCGTTGTCGCAGTCTGTAGTACGTCCGATCCGGTTCCCGATGTACGAACGACAATCCGATCCGATGCAGCCAACACGACCTTCTTGTCCAACGTGATCTTGAAGTCGGTGGCTTCGTTCGACAGCACGCGACCAGACACTCCCCAGTCAACAGAACGGTGCGACAGGTTGACGACATCTCCGGGCTGGAGGTGGATCGCTTCGATGCCCGCCTTGAACGTTGCGACCTTGCCCACCTTGTCGGCCCAGTTCAAACGGAACTGGCATTGCCTGAACGCTTGGATCGGTCGAGTCACACCGACCAACGCGAGCCGACTCTTGACGATAGTGTCGTTGCTTGTCCAGACACCATCATCAACGCGCTGCGCCTCGTCGGATTCGTAGTCGGTGGTGACGTTCTTGAAGTCAGCCTCGATCACGTTGGGTCGCGTGTCCCGAGACTCGTAGCGCACAGAGAACTCGTTGACATCAGACATGCCAAGCAGTGCAACAGGACTCGCAGCATCATCAACGACTACGCTGATCTGTTGTCCGGTTGGTACGAGATGACCCCAAGCCGAACGCGCTATGCCGCTGACGACTTCCCATCCGTCACCAACTGCATCAAGTACGGTGTCGCACACCGCACGCTTGGCTGTTCCTCCAGCACCATCCGACACCAGTTCGCTGCACAACGTCTTCCATGTGTAGAACGATTGCCAATCCAAACGGTCAGCAGTCAGCAGGCCGTTGCGCCCAAGTCCGTAGACCGGATGCAGGAGAAGATCAGCAACAACGTCAGCAGGACTGTCGCCCCACACAGGAGTCGGCACAACACCCGACCCCGATTGGTATGCCGTATCGAACGTGGGTGTGCCATCAGATGCGACCGACTGAAGACTCCATAGCTTCCTGCCCTTCCACACTGACGTGACGGTTGGTGTTCTGCCTTGGAACTGTTCGTTCGACTGAACACGAACACCAAGCAACGCGAGCCCTGGGTAGGACTGCATATCATTCGTGATCTCGTTGACCGACACGATGTCGATCCGCGTATTCAGTTCAGGATCTTCAGTCGGCCACTGACTGTTTCCTGTTGCTGTTCGCTCGATCTTGATGTCCAAGAAGATCGGGTCACCTTGGATGGTTGTGTTCGGGGATACGGTCGTGCCCGGAAGGTCATGGCGGAAGTACCTGTTCGTCGAACCACGGGTCTGCCCGGTGAGAACGATGTGCTGTCCGCTACCAGCTAACGCCGTCCAACTCGTTGTACCAGTCTCTCTCCAGTACACGTCGAAGCCAACTGCAACGTAGTCAACGTCACCATCGTCGAACTCGCATAGACCACCGGGACAGTTGAAGTTGATCTGGAAGCCATCAACCGCTGACGACGTGCTGTGCTGGAAGTGCGTTGCGTTGGTCGTCTCCCATGTGTACCCAATCGCAGACACCGTTTCCGCGAACCCTGGCATCGTGCTTTGGTCCACGGTGCCCATTCGCAAAGACACTTCGACTCCACGGTAGTTCGATGCAAGCGAGCCGTTGATCTTGATCTCGTCTGGAATCGTGGAGCCGGTCAACCCATCAACGTCAGAGGTGATGGTACTCACGCCTTCAACGGGTCCATGACTGATGGCGATAAGCATGTTGAGGATCTGATGTCCGTCTGCCTCAACAGTGTGGAACAGTTGGATGATGTTGCCGCCGATGATGTGTTCACCGTACACAACAGGAATCGGGATTCCGTTGAGCGCGGTGTTGCGGATACCCTCCAGCTTGAACGTCGGAGAGTTGATGTCATCGCCACGACTCGGGTCATCAATACCGCTGAACGCGACAAGACCGTAGACGATGGACGCCACAGTCAGAATCAACGAGATGATGGCGAGGATGGTTCCAATCTCTAACCCGGTCGGCAAGTTCAGAACCAACAACGCCCCGCGCTCTGGGATGAGCGCATCGAAGTCCATCCGCGAGCCGTCAGCATCGACAACGACAGCGGCGGTGTCTCCGTTCTCCCACCACTGAGCAGGTATGGCATCTCGTACGCGCAGCCCTTCGTGCCACGGCAGTCGTCGTACCTCGTGCGACTTAGGGTTGAAGATCGGGTCACCGACCAGCGTCACTGTGAACTCATGCTCGAACGTGAAGTGCTTGTCGTTGTTGATGCCAACAAGACTCGCAGGCTCTTTCGGTCTCACGACACCAAGTACGAATGGACTACGGTCGAGACGGAACCGGGAGACATGGGCACCGTTGGACGGTGTTGTGTGGAGTATGCGCCCTGGCTCTGTGATGATGCCGAGATGATCGAACACACCGGGACGCGTTCGACTCATCAGTACCAGATCACCAGCGCGTGCGTCGTCCGCGTCAACGCTGTCCCATCCCCACGACGAGAACATGGATACGTCCGCGCTGCACTTCGCTGACTCGCTGAACTCACTGATGTCGAACCCGTCTACAGGATCGAACATCTCAAGGCCCTGTCGCTGCATCACGACCTTGACCAACCCGAGGCAGTCGAGCCCTGTAGACTCGTTCCGACCGTGCAGCACGAACGGCGTACCCAACAAGTCAGACCACAACGAGTCGTCGAGCTTGGTGTGCATCTCCGTCGTCATACTCTTGCCGGTCCCTTCGGGATTCCAGGGAAGCCACCGAAGTTGAGAGGATGACGCGACGGGTGACCGTTAGCGGCTTCATTCGCTCCATGAGCGCGGCACCCGTTACCTTCGCTCTCGACACCAAGTTCGAGGTCGCACTTCGTTGGGTCGAAGTCTGAGTTGGTTGCAGAGATCAGGTTCGGCATCGAGGTGTCGTACATGCAACCCGGACCACCGTACACCCATCGGCATCGCGTTCGGTTGAAACGAACAGCAGGCACTTCTGCGGCCATGAGACTGTACGCACCGAGCAACAACTGTGCTGCGCCGAGCGATGTCGTCACCGTCTTGATGAAGTACGACGACTCGTGGACTGACACCGTGAGATCGGATTCGTTGATGAGACGCACAGTGCATCGACGACCAAGCAAGTATCCAGACTCAAGGTATCCAGCGACCACTTGCTCGTAGTTCGCAACGACCACTTCGAGATCGAACAGGTCGCCTTCCCGACTCTTGTCCTGCGTTCCGATCTGTATGGGATATGGGTAGTAGACGTTGCCACCGAACGTCACCTGAGCATCGTAACCAGCAATGCGAACCGCGTTCGTTCCATCAACGTCGGCCTCGAACAACCAGACCCACGGCTTCGTGTTGTGGATCTTGTTCTTCTCGGTGACGAGTGAGCTTGCAAGTGTTTCCGCCATCACAGAACCTCCTGCACTACAGCAGTCGCGCCATACACGCCCTTAGCACCTTCGACGATGGTGAGCCCATCACCACCAACAGTGCGCAGCGTCACAGCCTCGTCAGTCTGTGGGTTCGTCCATGTGAACGTGAACACCCCGGACTCACTCGACTGCCACAACGCGTCAAGTGTGTTGCGCTGTGTTGCGTCCAACGCACCCCAGTGCATTTCCCATGTGCGGCGCGTGGCTGATGTCGCTGGTGAAGAGATCAGCGTGCCGTCACTCGTTCGGAAGTCTCGACTCGGGATGTCGTACGCAAGCGGCAACGCGAAGTCCGGTTGCACAGTCAGCGACGATCCTGATGCGTTCGCCTCACCGGCAAGAACAACGGACGCGAGTGGTGTCGTCGTTGTTGTTGCGGGCAACGGGAACAGCGAATCTGCGGGGACAGGGCGCAAGTCTTCTACCGTCCACCAGTCAACACCAACGCGAGCCGTCAGGTCAATCGCCGCTCCCGGTGTGTACAGCGTCGGACCAACAGTGTGCGGCCCGTTCTGGCGAAGGTACACGCCGCAGTACCCGTCGAGACTTGTGATGTTCGCAGCCTCTGTGCGGGCGATGCTTTGCATTGCCGATGTCGGTGTACCAACACCAGAGTCATCGAAGTGACCGTACAGCCTGAATTGTGTCGTAGACCATGCCTCGGCTCGTAGCGTGATGATGAAGTAGCTGCCCGCAGGAAGACTGAACCCACCAATGTTCGATGCGCCGAGTTGTACGCGGTTCGTGACGTGCCCCGTGTTGCAGTACGTCACTCTGTACAGGCGAAGCCATGACGGGTGAGCTACGCCAGCCTCGTATCGCCACAGGAGTTGGTACGCGTTCTGGCTGTCCGCATCGTTCGAGTCGAGGATGGTCACACCGGCTTCAACGTAGTCACCAACGTCAGTCGGCAAGACATCAGGCATCTTGATGCGTGCGGTGACCCCGTACTCGATCGGGTCAGCTACAGTCGGTGTGCCACCAATCGGAGAAGGTCGTGGGTCGAAGTTCGTTCGCGTTCCACGGTACTCACTGAACCGCCAGTCGGAACCACCGCTCGATGCGCCCGACGAATCAGGAAGCGTTAAAGCACCGTCCGTCTGCCATGCCTGACCACTCGACAACGTGCAAGCGTGTGGGTAGGTGTCTGACCCCGTAGTAAGCAGACGGGTCACCCACGCTGACCATAGACTGCTTGACGATGGAGTCGATGTGCCGAACGAATCGTTCTGCAACACGGTGCCCTGTTGATGAACAGCCATTACCGTCTACCGACTCGCGCAGAGACGCCTTGCTTGAAGTTGACGTTCTGGTTCAGCGCACGCTGCACGACACCCGCAATGGTCGCACTCTCAGAGACGATCATCTGAGACACGCTACGCGAGTCCATGGCAGTCACATCGAAGTTGACGTTGACGATGACGTTCTGCCCACCACCTCCTTGCAGACGCACGGGGATGCTGCGGTTGTCTGGGAGAGGGACGATGGCTTCGGCGTTGCGTCCTTCTCCGATGAGTCCAAGCGTGGCACGGTTGACCACGCCACCGCGAGCCCATCGCGGGAAGGACTGGAGACCACCATCGCCTTGTTCGATGTCAACAGGGATGCCGCCTGGTGTGAAGTTCCCTTCTTGTCCTTCCCATGTACCGGGTTCTGCACCAGCAGAGAACAACTGCCCAAGCAGGCCGAGCGCCTTAAGCACCAACCACTTGGCAAACATCTCCGCAACGAAGTCAGACATCGCACGCAGGACACTCTTGAAGAAGTTGTCGAACGCTTGCTTGATGCCGTCAAGGTCACCAGTGAACAACGAGTAGAACGTATCGCTCAACGCGCCGCGTAACGAGTCGATAACCGTTACCAGTCCATCGGTAACAGCATCACCGAGAAGCTCACCGAGTGTCCTGAGACGTTCGAGACCGTCTTCGTCTACACGCACCAGCCCGAGTGCGCGTGCGATGTTTGATCCTGTCTCCTGCGCGAACGTCAGTTGCTCATCTGGTGTGCTGAGCAATCCAACACCAGCACCAGCACCAGCACCCCCACCAGCACCCACACCGCCAGTGAACCCCTTCCCGAGTGCTACCGCGCTCCTGAAGGCATCAGCCCCGAGCTTGCCCAAAGCAGTGAAACCTGTCTTAACTCCCTTGGCAACTGGACTGCCCGCGATGGCAGTGAACGAGTCACTAAGAGTGTTCTGTAGATCGGTCATCCCCTTGACCTTGAACGCTTTGTTCAAGAGAGACGTAATCCTACCGACCAGTGCAGACACGTCGTCGAGGCTGAGCAACTTGGCGAATAGATCACCGCGTCCCTTCCCAAGTCGTGCAGCAGTCCGGTCGATGGCTCCTACCAACGCAGGCTTCAGTCTGTTGGCGACAAGATCATCCGCTCGTCTTGTGAGTTCTGACACATCAGCTTCGAGCAGTTGTGCCGCAAGACTACCCTCGCCCAGACTGTTGATAAGTGCGTCACGACGTTCGATGGTCTCCTTCAAGCCGTCGATGTGTTCCTGTGTGACGACTACTCGTAGAGCTTTCAAACGCTTCTGAAGATCGTTTGCTGTTATAGACAACCCAAGCTGCGTTCCGAACTCGCTACGTTTGCCGGGCATCCTCATTTGCTTTACAACGTCAGCAAGTGCCTTCTCTACGGCGCGAATCTCTTCAGGTGTTCCGATGAACGATCCGATCCCGCGACCCGTCTCCTTCCTCAGTCGCTTGACGCCACGCTCCAAGCCGTTCAGTTGTTCACCGACCTTGGTTAGACTCGTGATGGCTTCACGCCCGACACCGAGCTTCAGCAACTCTTTTTTGAGGAACCCACCAAAGCCGTCAGAAGCTCCAAGGTTCCGAGCCAGTTCTGCTTTTGTAGAACCGAAGAGTGCCTGAGCAAGAGCAATGCCGATGCTCCTGCCGATCACCTTGAATGTCTGCAACATCAACGGGATGCCAGCAATGAACACCGCGATCATGCCATCCACGATCCCGATGGCGATGTTCACGAAGTCAGAGATGATCGTGCCTTCCTTCACGCTTGAGCGAATCAGGTCAAACAACTGCTTCATCTTCCGAGCGAGGAACGCAACAACCTCTCCGATGGACTTCGCAATAGCAGTAGTGAACGCAACAATGGTCGGCGTGTTTCGGCGAATTACGACGGCGAACTCTTTGAGCTTTTTGATGACATCTTCGATGAACGGCTTGAGACCTTCACCGAGAGAGATGGCAACAGTGTCGAACGCTGCACGAAGGCGAGTCAACTGAACCGCAAGCGTCTTCGACATGAACTCGAAGTTCTTTTCGGTGACACCTGCTGCATCGCCCATGGACTCCAGTGTTTCGGTGAACGCCTTGGCATCGTCTGCTGCAAGTGCAGCAAGACCAACGAAGCCGCGCACAGAACCACCAAGAGCAGACATCTCTTCTACTGTCGGCTCAATGCCATCCTTGTTCAGTTGCTTGATGAGACCAAGCAGACCTTCAGCCTTCAACGTCGCACCGTCCCACTCGATGCCCAGCTTCTTCACAACACTCGCAGACTCTTCGGATGGCCGGATCGCTGCCTGCAACGCAGCACGCAATGACGTAACAGCTTCGGCGGTTGATAGACCCGTGACCGCTGTGAGCGCAGACACCGACGCAAGCATCTCCTCAAAGCCGATGCCAGCAGTACGCGCAATGGGTGCCAGCTTGCCGATGTTGGTGGACAGTTCACCAACAGTCGTGATGCCGAGCTTCTGTGCTTGGAACAACGCGTCACTGACTCGCACAGCGTCATCGGCTTCGAGGTTGTACGACTTGATGATAGCGATCAGACCGGATGTCGCTGAACTCATGGTCGTGTTACCAGCGACCGCGAGCTTGCCAGCTTGAGTCAGTACGTCTGTACTGTCGGCTGATGCTACCTGGGCAGACACGAGGTCGAACATCGCCTTAGACGCATCGGCAACCGACGCGCCCGTCTGAAGCATCGCTTGCTGCACGGCATCTGAAAACGAACTGAACGACGCCGCTGCGTCATCTGTCAGCGTGGCAACCGCAGCAACGCCCTTCTCGAACTCAGCAAACGTCTTGACAACCTCACGACCCAACGCTCCGATGATGATGCCCCTGAGCATTGTGAACCGTGGAATCAAACTACGCGCAGCCATGCCGATACGACGTAGCCCAGCCGAGAACTTCTTTGCTGCTGTTGTTGCCGCCCTGAAAGCCCTGCTTGTGTAGTCCTTCGCTCTGATTGCAACGAAGAGGGGAACTTGATCGGCCATCAGGTCATCCCTTCTTCTTGGACGGCGACCCGAACATCTTCTTCAAGTCGTCCCCGGTCTGGTGCGGTTTCTGGGAAGCAGACATCCGCTGCTGCGCTTCGTCTGCTTCGAGGCGTGACGCTGCCTGTTCGAGACAGCGCATCGACTCTACGAAGTAGTTCGACTGGTCGAGTACACCACCGTCCACGGGCAACCGACCCGCTTGCCAGTCCGAGTAGAACGGAAGCATGGACATGAGGTGCCGAGGCACGACGCGGTATGGACAGTCCCGCAGTTCTACTACGCCCGTCCCCTTGCACACTGAACATGACAGGTCTTGCCCTGAGCAGCGATGACACTCCAGTGACGCGAACGGGAACTGCGATGCTGTGTCGCAGCCCCATCCGTCTCGTACGCCGGGGGATGTCTTGCACACTCGACAGTCTTGAGGCAACCGACCTGAGCCCAACGCCGCAAGCAGTGTCAGTTTCCCCGGTCAGCCTCCGAGAGTCTTGTCTGTTCGGTGATTGCATTGCATAGCTCGCGCCGGTCGTCCGGGTGAATCTTGTCGAGGAACGCGTAGGTGGGAACACGAATGGTGACCCCGTACTTCTTGCCGACGTTCTCCGTTGCGAACTCGACTTCGGCGTCATCAGATCCAAGGAAGTTCTCGACACCAGCGATGCCGTTGCGGAGTGTCTCAAGGACAACGGTGCCTTGCCGCACTGCTACCTGTCCTGTGTCGGGGTCGTACGATCCGGTGCCGTCTTCGATCTGTGCGAGTTGCCGAGCCGTGAGAGGGCGCAGCTTCCACGTCGTAACGCAGTCAGCGTCCTCTTCACGGTCGGCAGACAACACATAGTCGAATGCAACGGTAGGGTCGATTGCTCTTGCCATGTCGTATCTCCAAGGGTCACGGGGAAGTGGATGGTGAATCTCCCACGCGGGATCTCCACCGAGACGCATCATGGGGTGGCGTCCTTCGTCATGGTGATCTCGTCGTCACCGGATGTCTGCACGCAACTGCATGTGAGACCAGCCACGTCAATGCCGTTGCGGTCATCGTCCGAGATGGAAGTGATCTGCGCTTTCGGAATCGAGAACTTGAGCAGTGGCTTGGACGTACCAACATTGAAGTCGATGTCGAGTGTGTTGTCGCCAGCGTAGTCGTCCCACCAGTCGATGCCGTTCGAGTCAGCCTCGGTGTTCAGTCCGGGGTTCATCGTCAGTTCGGTGTTGCGTCCGGTGATGGCAACGTACTCAACGCCTTCTGCTTCGTTGGCGCAGATGATCGGCTGGACATCGTTGTTCATGTTGATGGACAGCGACTCGATGCACGGCGTCTTGGTGTTGACCGTCATGCTCAGGTTCTGGAACGCGGGCGGCACGCCAGCCTCTTGCGTGATAGTGAGCAGTGAGACATCACCAGCCGCTGACAGGACGCCGAAGAAGTTGAAGTTCCACAGCATCGGTTGACCGACGCTTGCACTCATCTCCACGTTGCCCATCGCACCCGTGATGGTGACAGCGAAGCCGTCCATGAACAGCTTGAGCGTCAACGTCTTCATGGTTGAGAGGGATGATGTCGGCGCGTACACGAGGTCGGGAGTACCCGTCGCGTCTTCAGCGAATCCGCATCCTTGAAACAAAGCACCCCATGAGTCAGCGGTGACGCTGTCGTTCGTGCATCGCGCTTCGATGCTGAACTCAAGGCGTACCATCTTCCGCGTCGTTATCATCCCCTTGGGAGACAGTGACTCTTGCAGGTACTCCCGAGTGAAGTTCTCGTACTCGGGAGTGATGCGCGGGTTGATGATGAGGAACTTCGCCTCTGCGGCAGTGATGGTCTGGACGGTTCCCTTGGTGGCTTCGACTTTCGCACCAAGCTGCCGCCGACGACTCAGTAGTGGTGTCGGATTCGCCATGTCTCGTTTCCTTCCTTGGGGTCGTTCGGGAGCAGTTGGATCATGCCAACGTACTCGGGTCAGTCTCGATGAACCCGTAGATCAGATCCAGCGAGATGGACACGCCGCACGTTGGCTGTTCGTCTTCCATGATGAACGTCTGCGTACCAGTGAACCTATGGTCGCGGACTGTTCCGTTGAGTGTTGGGTCGTCGGCTACTGCCTTGATGACATCGTGGATCATCTTGCTCACGTCAGTTGACATATCCCACGACTCAAGCCAGCAGTCGAGTTGCACAGTTAGCGTCGAGTCCATCAGCAACGTGTTGCCAGCAACGGCACGCTCGACCAAGTTCTCTGATCGCGGGATGACAAGGATCTGAGGGAAGACAGCAAGCGAGAACGCATCCTGTCTGACCTTGCGTACAGTCGGCGCTATGGTCGTTGCCCACCCGCCTCCAGAGGTGATGCCCTCAAGCACAGTCACCAACCGATCAATCGCTGCTTCTCTGACGTAGTTCGGCATCAGAGTGGAACCTTATCCAGACTCATCGACAGGGTGAACCTCTGCGGCGTCTCCTGCGTAGCGGAGAGCGACCCAGGACGTATGCGGACGGTACGCGCCGATCCACCCGGCGGTGTCCACGAGAACGACGACCCCTTCTTCTCTTCGTAGAACGCGAGGATCTCGAAGTAGTCGGTCGGGGTTAGGAACGGCCACTGCACACTGAACGATCCAATGTCGAACCGCTCACCGTATCCACCGACAACAGCCGCTGCGGAACGCGGACTTAGGAAGTCTGGGAAGGAGTCAGCCGCGTGCGGGTACACGACTGTCTCGGAAACAGGGAACCCCGCGCTGCACGCTGGCAACGAGATGGAAGGTACGGTGCCGCTGACTGTGATGTCGGTGTCAGGCACTCCGTCCCAGATCATCGACATCACGCGGAAGCAATAGAACGTACCGCTGCCGCTTGTCGAGTCGCAGTAGACGCCCCAGTACGAGCCGCTATGTGTTGCGTCTGTTGCGTTCAGGTTCGCTGTGTCCGTTGCGACTGTTGCGTCCTGTGTTGCTGAGTCGCCATCAACCTCGATGTCGATGTCTGTCTCAAGACCTACCTGCGCCGTGATGGACGACGAGTCGAGCGTACTGTCTATGCCGTTGGTCCAACGGATGAGTGAAGCTGTGTCGCCAGTGTTCCCTTGCAGCCCAGCACCGTACCCATCAAGGTCAGCGGACGAGTCCACCGCGTTGTTCGATGATGTCAGCACGCCGACACGACATGAACTGCCTGACCCTGATCCCAGCGTAACGTTAGCGCGAACACGCTGCACACTACGCGCAACGTCACCGATCGCCTTGAAGAACTGGTCTGTGCTGCCGAGCGGTGCCTTTGCTGCTCCTCCAGCGTCGTAAGTCCACGAGCCGTTGGTGCCGTACTGCGTACCGTCGATGGCGTCACCAGCGACTGCGGCCACCCATGCGCCTGATGCTCTGGTGTACTTGAAGTCGTCGAACCACGCGAACGGCTGCGACCGCCTGTCGTCACCTCGGTACGTCGCGCTTGCTGTTGTGCGGTTGACTTGCGAGTACGCCTGCGCGGCCACCACGGGCAACGATGCAGTGAGGTCGCCCCAGTGCAGCGTGTACCCTGCGTCGTTTGCACCTGCCGCGATGCTCTGGGCAAGACTGAACCACACGCGAGTCGATGCTGTGTTCCCGTCCTCGACGTATACTTCACGATGCACGGCTGTTCCTGTGTAACTGATGAACAGGTCCGCACCATCGGAACGCGAACGTTTCGCAGTCACCAACGCAGCGTGGTCGAGCGTCAAGTACACAGAACGGAACTGCGAAAGCGAAACGCTCCCATGTCCGTTTGCAACTGTGACTGTCATGCTCGTCGATGGCATCAGGAGGAACCTAACCGTGCAGAGACATACCGTCCTGTGATGGGGTCACGGCCAACCTTGAACCCGCGTCCGTACTTGATTGAGTTCTTGATTGCTTCCTTCGTCGATTGATGAAGGCGACGGGCGATGGCTGTCTGGTGCGCCTTGCTGTCCCACATCTTCCTCAAACCAAGACGAGGCGGGATGTACACTGACTTCTTCAAGATGTACAACGGGGTCGGGTCGTGTCCTTCGTTGTCTTGAACGATGAACAGGTTGCCCGCCTTCGAGCGTTGGATGCGCGTGTTCGGCCAGTCTCGCGGACTGTACCCAAAGCGAGGACGGCCAGTCGGTGTCAGGACAGCAGGCAGCGGAACTGCAAGGTAGCTGCTTCGTTTCGGAGTGATGGTCTCCCCGTACTCATGCACGCCTGCCTTCATTGCTTGAAACGGCTGCCACCACCCAACAGCGCCTTCAAGTGACCGCAGATCGCTGCCGTCTACCTTTGTGATGAACCCTTTTGCAAGATCACCGCTTCGACGGAACACACCCTTCCTTCTATCACCTACAGTCAACGGACTGCCTGACTTGGTTAGCCGTTCCTCAGTAAACCGAGACTGAAACGTCTGGGTGATGTCCCTGAATGCTGTCTTCGTTGACAAGAACAGATTGGTCTTCCATCGACGCTCCATCTGCTCAAGTGATTCTATGACGGCAGTGACTGTTCCGATCATCCGGTGAACCTCCTGTACTTCGACAGCACCTGCCGCAACATCGGCAAGAAGGTCACCGGGGAGAACATCGACACAGAACCACCGGCACCACTGACTCCTTCAAGTCCGAACTCCTTGCGCCGCTGAAACAGGAACGCGACTTGTGCGTCTACTGCACCAGCGATGTCAGGGTACGCGGTGACGAACGCGCCAGCAGTTGCGGCCATGCCACCCGCGTACACGACCTTCAGCGAGGACGGCCACGGCGCTACAGAGATGAGCAACATGAACTGACCCATGTCCCCGTTACGCACTACGCGGTAGTCGTCTGACGACAGCAACGTCGTCGCGCCGTAGTCCAGATCAGGATCATAGTGGATGGTCGTGATCGAAGAGACCGGGAACGCTTGCAGTTGATACACCGTCCGCGTCCCCGTCTCTAACGTGTCGAGGTACTGCGTGGATGGTGCGGAGCTATCGGTCTGCCTGTCCATATAGGACTCGGCTTGTCCGCTGACCATCGTCAGGATCTGTCCAAGCTCAGTGTCGTAGGTGGCGACACCGATGCCGAGCAACGTCTTGACGCGTGCAACTGTGGACAGATCCATTGCGCTACTTCCTCTTCGCCTTCACGCGGTTACGGCGTGGATGTGAAGCCGCACGAGTCTGAGCGCCGACGCTTTCCATGTCAGACTCCTTAGGCTGCACGGCATCGACTGGCGCGACCAAGTGGGTCAGCCCGTTGGACACTCGATCAGAAGACAGCAACACCTCGGTGCCAGCAACGAAGTGGCGACCTTCTCCAAGGTGCAGCACACGGTGCGCCAAGACGACGTACACGCGCTTCTCGTCTGCGTCTCTGGGGAAGACATCAACAGGAGCGGTCATTGGGAACCTCCATGCGTGAGAGAACGAGAACGACGGGAGCGGAGTCCATGCACTCCCGTCGTTCTCAACGGATCAGATGTTGACGGTGAGTCCAGCGGGACTCGTGCCGTGGTCAGACGTAGCGACGGTCTGGTTGGCGTTGCTCAAGAGAACGACAGCACTCACCAACCCAGCAGCGCCGCCCGCAGTGGTGCATACCAAGCGGACGTATCGCAGGTGCGTCTGGATGGCGATGGAGCCCGACGCCAACTTGTTGTCGTCTGTTGCGCCGAACGCTGTGAATCCACCACCAGTGACATCCGCTTCACCGGAACCTGAAGTCGCGGTCTCCTGAAACTTGAAGGTAGTGGTGGTGTGGTCTGTCGCGCCGACGCACACATAGGCCGTGACCGTGTCGTAGCCTTCTGTGTCGATCTCGGTGCCGTTGGTTGTGGCTGCGGCCACCGACTGTGGCGGGATAGCCAGATACTCTTTGGTCTGAGTGACGATCTGTGAGTTCATGTCGATCTCCTCCCTTTAGTCAGCGAGTGCAGTGCCGACACCGATTGCGGCTGCATGACGGAGGGCGACATCGACCTCCTGAATGACACGCACCCACGTCTGATCTTGAGCGAAGGCATCGCCCGCTTCGGTGGTCGCAGCGATCTCCATCGCGCCCCACGAACCGAGCATCGACTCTGCCCAGTTGCCGACGAACCCATCGCTCGTCGAAGCACCCGAGTTGCGCGGGATGTCAGTGGAGACGTACCACGGCCAACCGAGCAGCGTACCCGCATCACCCTTCGACGGGTCGCCGTTGGTGAGCAGAGGAGCGGTTCCGCCAGCTGCCATGGTCGCGCTCAACTGACGGATCGACGCCATCCCTCGTGGATGGAACGCCCAAGCCATAGGCCCGGTGTCCGCGTTCGATGCTTCGATCTCTTCCAGCAGTTGCTGGAGCGCCGCCACAGTCACAACTCCAAGGGCGGCAGTGCTAACGCCCACTTGGTTGACCACGCCGAGCGGTTGCCCCGCAGCGCCGATGCCTTGGAAGAACGCTGTCTGCACCGTGCGAGCCAGCGTCTCCATCATGGAGTTGCGGACGAAGCTCTCGACACGCGCACCGCCTGTGCGGATCAGCGTGTTCGACAACTTGGTCAGCGACCCGGCCTTGTGAGGACGCAGGCGCACCATGTCCGTCGTCTGATCCGCAGCGGTGATCGCTGCGTTCTCTCCGACCCAGTAGCCGGTGCCCGCTCCCGTCTCACGCGGGATCTCGATGGGCGAACCCGACAGGCCGTCGAGCATCGTCACACCGAGTTGGTCGAGGATCATCTTGCTGCGAAGCAACGGGATGACCTCATCCACGATGGTGTTCGGAACGAGGAAGCCGAGCGTGGCATCGTTCGCCAGAGACGCAGCACGCTGCTCGCCTCCCGGCGTTCTGCGTGCCTGCTCGAACACCTCCTTCTCGTAGCCCGCGTCGGCCCAGTTGTTCGTGGCGATGGCACGCACCGCACGAGCGAACGAGAACTTACCGGGGTCGTCTGTCCCCGTGCCCGGCAGGTTCACGTCGGGACGGGACTGCGCCGCCGTCTCGACTTCTGCCATGCGACCCTCAAGCGTTTTCATGCGCTCGTCGGTCTTCGAGTTCAGCTCCCCCAAGTCAGCCACCCTGTTGCGGATGTCGAGGAGCAGGTCAGATGCTTTTTGCATCACTGGCTCTCCAGGTTGTTGTGAGTATCGGTGGCCGCGCTGAATGATGCCAACGCTTCTTCCAGATCCTCTTCAGTCACGTCCATCTCGATCTCCTCCGCAGGCAACGAGCCCGCGTCCTCTTCGTGATGGTTGTCGGGGTCAACGGGGATGTCGGACAACTGCAAGTCGTCTTCGAGTTGTGCCTCGATACGATCCGCAGCCGCTTCGATTCGTTCAGCAGCAGCGAGCAAGACAACCACACGCGCATCGTCTTGCGTCTCTGCTGTTGGTGCAACGTCGTCCACGTCTTCAGTGGTGATCGAGTCCAACGCACAGAGGATGGCGTTGAAGTCGGCACCTTCTCTGGGAGAGACCGCTTGATGCTCGGTCGTGTCGTCTCCGTACCACCCGCGCTGCACTCCAGTGGACAACGCCTCGGCGTTCATCGGCACGGTGACAGCGGACACCTCAAGCAGTTCGCTCTTGGTGAACCGTTGCCCATACTGACCCATGCCGAGCGCATCGCGCTCCTCGGCAGACACGTCGCCGCGTTCGAGCGGACGGAAGCCGACTGACACTGCCTTCAGGAAGCCGCCGTCGTACATACGACGCACCGTCTCAGCGAACGGGTGGATATCACTGGGCACGAACTTCACGCGGATCATCGTGCGTCTGCTACCCGGAGACTTGGCCGCTTTGCTTTCGACCTTCTCTGTCCACACCTTGACGATCTTGCCAACAGGCAGATCGCTGTACGAGTGACCGTACAAGAACACCGGGTTCTTGCGGAACGACTTCATGTCCCAGTTCTGTTCCACGATGTCACCAGCGCGATCAACGTGGTTGGTGGAGGCGACGAACTCCATGACGCCTTCCTGTCCGTCTACCGCTCGCGCTTCGACGGCGATGGTTGCCTTGTCCATGTCTTCTCCTTAGTCCTCAACAACGGGAACAGCAACGCAGCGGCAGTTGATGACCTCGACAGCTTTGCCGAACGGGTCCATCGGAAACCGCAAACCGTTTGCGAACTTCTTACCGAGGTCCACCACTTCACCTTCCAGTGCGCGATGGTTCCCATCACCGACCGGACGGTACTCATCCTCTGGACGAACGTGGTCATCTCGCGCAGTTGTCCACTTCGTCTTCTTCACACCTTCACGCTTCATGCCTTCGTTCCTGATCTCGCTGGACAGGATGCCGGTCTCCGTTCGAGCGATCAGGTCAGCACGCGTCGTGCTGAGCATGGTCATATGCTGCTTGATGTGGTCACGCAGCTTGCGAGTGTCCCAACCGCCTTGCGTGATGCCGCGCACAATCTGTTGCCGCAACTTGATGCGCTCACGCTTCGTGACGCGCACCATCGACGCCACACGACGCAGCCCGTAATCCTTCAACCACTTCTGCGGGATGTTGATGTCGATCTGAGCGAAGCCGCCCATCTCCTTGTCGAGTTGCATGAGCGCAGAGAACGTCACCTTCTCAAACGGCTTACCGAGGTGTCGTTCGACTTCCTTCTTCCACTCCTTGTGTGGAAGCAAGAACGCATCGACATCCTTCTTAGAAATAGGAGGAAGCGAGTCCCGCTCGTGGGTGCGTTTGGACAACCACGAGTCGAACCGACTCATCTGAGCGCGACCGATGGAGCGATACGCCTTCTGCACTGAGGCGAGGACGACCTTCTCACCGGGACGACGGAACACCCTGTTCCATTCGTCTGCCCAGTTCGGAGCGGGAGCAGTGGTAGCGGTTGGCGTGTTGCGAGAGATGGGATCGACGATGGAGTTGTTCCCGCGACTCGCTTCCTCCTTGTATGCGTCTTCTACGATCTCGCCGTCAGCTTCAGCATCAGGTGCGATGATGACGGAGATCGGAACCTTGCCTGCGTCAGTCAACGCCTCGTCACCCCACGGCGCTTCTTCCATGCCGAGGTCGAGACGTTCGTTGATCTTGTTGAGCGAGTACCCGATGCGATGCAGCGACTCTGCATGTTCGAGCTTCTCGGTGAAGTCTTCCTTCAACGCTTCAACATCAGACAGGTCGTACTCTGGGAAGAGGATCATGCCGCGACCTGAGTCCGCCAACGGGCGGAACAGGAACGACCACCACACGTCCTCCATGTAACCCAAGCGCGGGATCAAGACGTTCTGCCACCACATGCGCTTGACCACTGTTGCCGTTGCGCGGTTCACGTCGTCGATCAGTCCGACTTCGAGCTTCGGCACACGCAACACGGCAAGCACTTCCTCGCGGGTCCACTCACGCTGACCAAGGAACTGCATCTTGGTGTGGTCCACCACGATGGGCTCGTACTTCAACCCACCTTCAAGGATCGCCATGCGTCCGCGCTTGAACCGTCCCTTGTGCCTTGCCTCCCACGCGACTCGCACCGACTGCTTCTGTGCTTCGGTCAAGTCCATGTCCGTCATCAGCACACCGCCGGGGTCAGCGCCCTGATCCAAGAACGCTTGGTTGAACTGCGATGCCTTGTGGTCCCCGTTCAGTTCCATGAACGCAGACCGCAACGGGGACAGTCCTCGGTAGGTGTCGTGCGGGTTGTATAGCTTGAAGTGGATGATCTGCGTGGCGGGCAGACTGATCCGCCCCTTCTGTGTTTCCTTCGACCACTCAACCACCACGCCGTTCTTGACATGCGCCTCGTACGACTTCGGCTCGCTGACGACCCACAGTTCCTTCGGTGGCCTGGTCGGGTCGTACCCACCACCGACTTCGTTGATCGCCAACACCAACGCTTCACCATCAATGTCGAGGTGGACGCTGATCGCTTCGGTCAACTGCGAACCAGTCATCGCAGGGTTCGGTGACTGGAAGACGCGTTGCAACGGATCTTCCTCACCGACAGCATCACCTGTGTCTGTTGGGTCGTTGCGTCGTCCGCGCTTCACAACCATCGGCACGTTCGACAGCGCACCGGACGTTGCACGCGCAGCGGCGTACACCCACGCGTTCTGCTCGTAGGGTCGCGTGAAGTCCTCACCGTCCATGCGTAGACGCAGCGGCAGGAAGAACGTCGAGTCAGCGTTGGTGTAGATGCGCTGATCCCAGTCAGCGTCCGCAGGCATGGCGAGTCGGTCGCCGTTGCCGTTCATGGTGTGCTTGACTCGGGCACGCATCAGGTTGCTTGCTTCTTCCTCGCGTAGACGATGGTGCCGCTGACAAGGGAGGAAGTACCACCAGCCTCGCGGATGACCACATCGTCTCCCCAGTCGCCACGAACGAATGCCTGAGACAGATCAACCCACACTGGTTGAAGCAACGAGTCTGTGTCGTTGCTCCATGTGAAGATGTACTGCGCCCCTGCCGAAGCACCGAACGTCACTGTGTAGTTACCAATGGCGCTCGCCATCAAGGACATCGAGTACACCACGAGGGACTCGTCAGCGGCTGCTGAGATGATCGAGTTGTCTGCTGCGACTGCTTCGCCCAAGATGCCAACGTATGTTCCGCCGTCGTACTTCGCCATGACCCTACTCTCGTTAGAAGACTGATACCTTCGCTTCCCTGAAACCACGCACGCGGATCTGCCACGCGACTGCCCACGTCATGATGAGATCGTCGTGAAAGCCTGACCGTGCTTCGTACTTGCCGTTGCCGTTGTCCTCGAACGTCCTGCACTCTGCGAGGAAGGCGCGGTCGTTGACAAGCACGGACTCCTCCACCATCGCTTCGCGCAGATCATCAAGCATGATCGGTCGCGTCAGTTGGTCAGTGCCCCACCCGAGCTTCTTGGTTGCACGCCGCTTCTCGTTGACTGACTTCTCGTAGTACAGACGCGGGTAGCGTTCGACGTTCTGCAAGGTGTTCAGCGTCGAGTGCCCGTGGTTGTTTCGTTCGACGCCGATGAGTGCGAGGTTGTAGTAGCGACCCAACTTGGCGATGCGCTTAGCGAACTCTTCCGGTCGCCACTTCCCCCAGAGCCTTGCGACCTGTTCGCCTGTCTCAATGTCGAGGACACCCGCTGCGCTGTAGTCGCCTTCAGGCGTACCCTCTGCAACGTCAGCACCGAGGACGTACGAGTGTCCCTCTTCCGGTTCCTTCCAGAACACGATGCCGTCTTCCGTTCGCAGTTCAGCCAACGCGTCAGCAGCGAAGTCGTTCAAGTCGGCGTGGTCCCAGTAGCACAGTGACGATGACAGGAACGACTCTTCAAGGATCTCCGGGTACTCCTGCGCGAACAGCCGACGCATCGCACGCTCTTGCTTCTTGGCCCGCCGCCACTTGATCTGTTCAGCAGTCAGCAGGTGTTCGCGGACAAGCCATGTCTCGCGGTCGTCGAGGGACGACATGATCTCTCGCCGTTCGTCGTCTTGAGTGATCGGCAACTGTAGCTTCAAGTCCTTGAACCACGGGACGAAGATCAACGACCACTCGCTGTCCCTTGTGGACGCAGCCGTGCAGGCTTCGTACCACCACCCGCTGTTGCCGTTGCTCGTTGACTCAAGTGTCACCTCGCCATGCGAACACGCTTCGGTCAGCCCGGCGATGAGTTGCTCGACCTCGTTCTCCTTGTCGCGTCTGTTCGCAAGCCAGTACGCAACCTCGCTGCCATGCACGCGCTGAAGGGTATCGCCACGACCGAACGCAACGCTACCTGCTGTGCCGATGAAGAACTGCGAGCCGAGTTCGTGGAAGTGCAACGACTTGGACGACTCCACCTTCCGCTTGGGTCGGATGGCCGGATCAATGTGATCGTAGAACAGGGTCGCCATCTCGAAGATGCGGGCCGTCTTCTCTCTGCTGTCAGAGAGCGTCACTGCGTACTGACCACGACGGTTGGCGCACAACGCAAACGAGAACGCCTGCTCCATCGTTGTGACACCCACGCGTCGAGACTTCGGCAACAGGAAGCGAGCAGGGCGACCAGCGGCACGGGCCTTCGCCTTCTCTGCCATGATGAACCGCTGCACGTTGTTCCAGTACAGCGGGATGACCTTGCCGACCTGATCGCGGATATGAAGCAACGACTGGCAGTACGCAGACGCCGACCCAAAGACGTGACTCGCCTTCGGGCCGACTTCAGTCTGTTGCATCAGCGTCGCTGTCACCGTACAAGAAGCCTGCGGTCCCTTCGTCCATCTGCTGAAGCGTCAACGTCTCGCTGTCCACAGCTTTCCGTTTCTCTTCCAAGGCGTCGAGGATCTGTTCGACCTTCACCCCGACGTTGACGTTGACCTGACCCTCCCCAGGTTGTTTGCTCCAGCCCGGTTCCTTGAGGTCCATCTCAAGCCGCTGCACGATCTCCCAGTCCTTCGGAGTCGGATGGTAGGTCGGGTCGTTGTCGAGCCGTTCCTGCAACCGCTTGGCGATCCTGAGCTTCAGACCGACAGCAATCTTGATCGCTTGCTGCTTCTGTTGCAAGAGTTCGTCTTCAGTCGTGCTTTGCAGTCTGATGGCATTCTGCTGCCGCCAGTCCTCCCGCGCTTCCTTCCACAAGTCCTTCGCCGCTCGCTTGTTGAGTGCGCTCAGGCTGACGCCATGCTTCACGCTCAACTCTTCCCGAGATATCTGGGAAGTGATGTACTCGGTTCTGATGCGGGGCCAGTCCTTCGCGTCTCCTCGCAGCTTCACCCTCGCCTTAGCCTTAGCCATGCACCATACCGATGAGTTCAGCCCGTGCCGCATCCGACTCCCTGAACTGCCCAAGCATCGAGGTTGTGTGCATCACTGCGCTTGACTGCCGCACGCCTCGACACTGCATACACAGATGCTGCGCCTGTACGAAGCAGGCTGCACCTCTTGCATCGAGATGATCCATCAACGCCTCTGCAACCTCACGAGTCATGCGTTCCTGTATCTGGAGGCGACGACTGAAGCACTCAACGAGTCGTGCCAGCTTCGACAACCCTACGACCTCGCCGCTCTTCCCTGGTAGGTAGGCAACATGGGCAATGCCGCTGAACGGCAACAGGTGATGCTCGCACGTTGAGTGAAACGCGATGTCACGCAGCATCACAATCTCATCAGACCCTGCTGCGAACCGCTTCGCCAACAGAACACCAGGGTCTTGACCGACACCTGATAACAGCTCCACCCATGCGCGTGCCACGCGGTGCGGTGTCTGAGCCATCAACTCAACGTCGTCGCCACGCCCTGCCATCGTCAGGATCGCCCGTACACCGTCACCCATCGCATCAGCCATCACTCAACTCCAAGTACCTTGTGAGCCTGTAACGAAACTTGCCACGCACCAACAAGCGATGCCATCATCTCCACGAGCGCGTCTCTGCACTCACGCATCTGGTCACCGTAGTCTGAGGCACCGTCTTCAATCGGCTGCACATATCTACTGCCATGCCATGCGCCAAGCCATGAGTCGAACGCCAACGGCGTGAGGGCAGGATCTGGGTGGGGCCACAGCACCTTGAACTCATCAACGTCACCGATGGGTATCTTGATCTCATCAGGCGGGCGCTTCGGGGAACACGCGACCCACTCAACAGCATCACGAACACCATGGTCCAACTGGACAAGACCGTTGGTCTCAACCCACAACGACCAACTGCGAGAGAGTACGCGTGCCAGATCGCCGTCCAACTGCAACAGTGGTTCACCTCCTGAAACAACAACAGCGCGAACCCAACCGTGTGTCTTCTCGCTGATGGCATCGTGGATCTCGTCAGCCGTCATCAACGCGCCACCTATGAAGTCAGTATCACAGAACGGGCACAGGCTCGACGCCTTGGTGTCAGGATGACCACTCCACGCGTTGCATCCGGCGAACCGTAGGAACACTACTGGCGCACCAGCGTGCCGCCCCTCTCCCTGGAGAGTAGGGCCGAACACCTCCTTCACCGCGTACCGCTTCATCGACCTGCATCCGCCCAACAGTTCGGCGTCTCCCACACGCGGACGCTAACGACCTTGACGCCTGTGTCCGCAAGCAAGTCGTTTGACTTGTCGAGTAGCCAACCAGCCATGTTCTCTGCTGTCGGGTTGAACGGCACATAGACGATGCCGAGCTTCGTTGCTGACGCACCAGCACCGACCAGGATACCCTTGGCAAACCCGTCACCCTCCCACAGCAGCAGCTTGTGGTCCCAGTTGGCATCCAGCCACGTTCCGATCCGACCCTTCAGAACGCTGAAGTCGATGACTCGACCAATCGAGTCAAGTGACTCAGCGTTCGCCGTTACCTCGACAACGTACCGATGCCCGTGCAGTTGAGCGCACTTCGACTCGTGACCGTGGACACGGTGTCCAGCGTCGAACTCCAGCTTCCTCGTGCATGTGGTCATCTGTTGATCTCCTTCTGAGCCCACTCCCTCACGATAGGATGACACAGCGGCGCATACATGGAAGGTCCGTGTGTCTGGACGTACCACCTCGACTTCTTGCCCGCCATGCGGCGTGACGGCATCAACCGCATGAACTGCGCCCACTGCAACGGGGTCGGCACAATAGCGAGTTCGATGCCCATGCCTGCACATACGCGAGACAGCAGGGCACGTTGCGCTTTGCGAGGGAGAAACGCCGCAACGATCTTTCTGTACCGATGCGTCGAAAAGAATGAGCGCATCCGCCTCTCCAAGACCTCGGCGGTGTGGTCCACATGAGGTTCGATTGGATCAAATACTGTGAAGGGCCACTCGTTCTCAAAGGCCATCGGGACTACACAACCACCAGCGATCTGTTCCCATATCACCAAGTCTGCGCCTGTTAAGGTGGAGAAAGACGCCCACGTTCGAGAACGAGAGAAAGGTTTTGTCTTGGTACACAGGGCCACGAAGCACACGGGATTCTTAATGCTGTGCCCCGCGCACACCCGTAACGATGCCTCTTCCATGATCTGACTGCGGAGCATCCTGTTGGACCTTGTGTACCCTTGGAGCGTGGCATCTGGGACTCTCTCGGACTCAGAGAACAATGTCATGGACTCTTCTCTCAGGGTCATGCAACTGTCGGAAACGCTGGGTCAAGGAACCCAGCCTCCTCGAAGCCCTTGGCACGCAGCAGGCACGCATGGCACGACCCGCACCCAGGACGAACGCCTGCGTAGCAAGTGTGAGACATGCCGAGCGCCTTCCAACACGCTTTGCCAAGCTCCTCCGCGAGCAGCACCGTCTCCTTCTTCGTTCGGTTGAGCAGCGGCGTCTCGATCACCGGCTGGACTGGCACGCTCTCGCCAAGAGCTTCGTCCATCGCGCTGCCCATCGACCTGATGAAGTCCTCACGGCAGTCTGGATAGCCGCCATAGTCCTCCTGCGAGACGCCTGTCACTATCGCGCTGCACCCAAGCACGGCAGCCCTGTTCGCAGCGATCGTGAGGAACAGCGCGTTACGCATCGGGACGAACGTCTTCTCCACGCCTCCTGGGAGAGATGCGGCATCGGCATACGTCTCAAGGGCTTCCTCAGACACCAGCGGTGACGTGCCCGCCAACACCCCTTCACCGATCGACACCGTCTCGTGAGACGACACCCTCGCGTGGCGTGCGATCGCTTCCGCCGCCTCCACCTCGCACTTGTGACGTTGCCCGTAGTGCATCGTCAGCGCATGGACCGCGTCGTACCGCTGCAACGCCCAGAACAGGCAGGTCGTCGAATCCTGACCACCAGAGAACAACACTACTGCTGACGCCATGACGAACATCTCCACTCACCAGGTAACTCACTCATCAACTGAACTTGCTTGCGCCAACGCTGACGAAGTTGTCTCTCAGTACGCTGCCACCACTCGATCTCGACCCTGACGTTCAACGCACCTCTCGCTGACAGTTGCGTCTGCGACGACTTACCAAGACGACGCCCATACCCACGCCACATGCCGTACTTGGAAGGACCAACCTTCCAAGTAGTCGCATCGACGGAATGCCAAGGCAACGCCCACAGATCCTTCGGTGAGAAGAACGCAAGCCCGTGGATGCGGCACGGCCACACACTTGCGAAGACTTGCTTAGCGAGATCGAGTTTACGTTTGCCCTTTAGCCCTGCTGCACCTCCCAAAGAAATCTTCGGATAGTGCTTCGCGTAGTGCGTCAACAACTCTTCCGATTCCCCAGCGTGCCACACTGGTATGGCACGCACGCCTGCCTCCCACATCTTCTCTGTGTTGCGTCTTCCCTCTTCAGGATCGCCCAACACGTCCAGTGAGAACACCTCGACGAGCCTTGGATCTGTTGCCGCGAACTCGTGGCACGCCTCGATGTACTCCTGAAGATCAACAACACCTCCTGAGTTATAGGCTGAGAACGCACCAGAGTCCATCGACCACGAGCGGTGGCGATAGTTCGTCGCTCGCTTGCGCCATGCGTCGATGAACGCGAAGGACACAAGCACTGACGACTTGCCTTGGGGCAACGCATCGTCCGCGTCTTCACCACATTGATCCCTCCACTCACAGTCATCTTCACCAGCGAGGCCAGCGGTCACATCACTGCCAGCCTTGCCTGTAGGGGTCACTGCGAAGCGGATGTTCATGCGTTGCGTCGCCACTCTTCGACAAGAGACAGCACAATCCCTTCGTTACTGTCTCCATGACCACCCGTGGCTTTCCATTCCTCGAAGAAGCGTGTCATCGTCACCCGTGCATCCCGTGCAAACTTCAAAACAACGAAGTCGTTAGACGCACCGCTGAGTTCAACACCCTCAAACCCACCACCACCGAGGTCTTGTGCTGCGTCCCAGTCGGCATCGAACAACGGCTTGAGTTCATGCTCGTCCCACCCCAACAGACCAAGGTCAAACTCCTCCTCTCTCAATGCAGAGAGGGAACCAGACAACGATTCGAGATCCCAGTCTGCAAGCTCTGCCGTGCGGTTGTCAGCGATTGCAAACGCTGTGGCCGACACGTTGTCCTCGTCAACGACGACCGCAGCCACCTCTGTCCACCCAAGCTGCCGTGCTGCCTCCAGACGACCGTTCCCAGCACGGACGATCATTCCTTCTCGCTGAACAACAAGCGGGATGCGTTGCCCGAACTGCGAGAAGCTCGACTTGATCGCCTCGACGTTGCGCTCGTCATGCCGTCGTGCGTTCGCTGGATCGTGGTGCAACGAGTCCACCGCGACAGCCAACGGCTGCAACGACGGAACGATCCGCACAGCCTGCTTCGTCTTCGCTTTCATTCAGAAACTCCCAAGGGGTTCGTTTCGTTCACCAGTCGAGTGAAGTGGTAGGTACACACCACCACTCTATAGATACATTTTGATCTACTCGTAAGTAAGAGAGTGGCCCCCACTTAGTAGATCGTCTGAACGGGGCACCCGTCATCCTGTTCACTGAACGCAACCCGTAACCCACTGACAGTCCACGACCTTTGCTTCTGAGCAAAAAAACAGGCAACACCCCGAGTCGGGATGCTGCCTGTGTAGCGTCTGGTGAAGCCCTTCACTCCTGCTGTCTGACCGTGAGGCGTCATGTGGATCAGGACTACTTCTGAGCCTTTGGGCGACCTTGCGGACGTGGGGTCCACTTCCTCGCCTGCTTGGGGTCGATCACATGCTCGCTGACGTAGTCCACTCCGTCAGCCGTGGTCACGCACTCGACCGCTTCAAGCTCACCGCGTGCGATGGCTCGTCGTACTGTTTGTGGTGTCACGCCTTTCACGTCCGCCACCTTCGTCGTTGTCCAGAACATCATGCGCTCCTTCTACCATCCCTCCATCGCCCGGTCGAGTTAATTGTCATCCTGCGGCGTCACATTCTTCCGCAACAGATACACGGCTTCCTTCGTTGCCTTCCGACACACAGCGAGCGCGAGCAGCAGACCGGACTCGCGGTCCACGAACTGCAACGAACTGAACCCATCAACGTCTTCCTCGATGGGGTCGATCCGCGCTGCGTTCTCCATGACGAACGCGGCGAACTCTTGCTCGCTGACCACACGGGAGAACTTCGGGTCCGCCACGCGAGCCATCCACGATTCTGATTCCTGCGCGTACCACACCATCACTTCTCCTCCTTCAGCTTGTCGTAGGCGGCGAAGAAGTCACACTCGAAGTCCGACGTGTAAACTCGCGCAGCCTCCACCACCTTCTCGGCGGCATCCAACGTCTTCCGCAGCCGCTCGATCTCGTGTTGCATATCCTCTATTCCCCGTGCCTTGAGCCGCTTGTTCTCAGCCCGCAGCCGCTCCACCTCGGCGCGGAGTTCCCGAACTCGGTTGACAGAGAGGTTGGCATGGACCCGAGTGAAGCGCTTGCCGTCAACCTCAGGGTCACCCGTGTTGAACGAGCCACACTCGTTGCATTTAGTGTCGTACTCGTGCATGTCGGGGGTGTGGGTCTCGACGTTTGTGAAGCCTTCAAGTGAGCCGCAATCGAAGCACGCCCACAGCGGGGATTCCTCGCCAACTTCCAGACCACCACAAAAGCAGGCACCGGGGATGTCCCAAGCCTGCAACGCGGGGCAATCTTTCTCGTGACCCATCACTCCCCCTCCTTCAGTGCTTCGCGGGCAACCCGCTGGAGCGACGTTACGAAACCTGCCTGGGTCGCGGGAATGTCGTCAAGTCTCCCGTCAGCGATGTCCTTGAGCGCCTCCCGCAGCCGCTCGACCACGGCGTTGCCGGAGACCTTGGCGTTCCCGGAGACCTTGGCGTTCCCGGAGACCCGGGCGTCGCCGCAGACCACGGCGTTGCCGAAGACCTTGGCGTTGCCGAAGACCACGGCGTTGCCGAAGACCGTGGCGTTGCCGTAGATCTCGGCGGTGCCGCTGACCCTGGCGGTGCCGCTGACCACGGCGTTGTCGAAGACCGTGGCGTTGTCGAAGATCATCGCGTCGCCGTAGACCCAGGCGTTGTCGAAGATCATCGCGTCAGGCCCCACATAAGCCGTGTCGGCTACCGTCGCCGTATCGGCCACCCATCCGCCGCCGTTGGGGTGCTTCTTGTACCCGTCCATC